ATTTGGATAATGGTTCTTTCTGTCCATATACATTATTCATACTTTGCAATGTGCTAGGTAAAGCATTATCTTTCAATCCCGATTTTTCTATAAGAAGTTTTTGCAAATTTCCGTTTATACCTTCAAGTTCTGCAATGCGTCTTTCATACGCCTGGATTTGCTCATTCTGCTTTGTCAACAATTCCGCAATTTGCGGCATCGTCATTGGCACGGGCGGTTTTCCAGGTTGGTTCATCATGATTTGTCCACTTTTCGCCATCTCTTCCTGCATCATTTTATCCCGGTCACTTTCAATTTGCGCAATCTGTTTCAAAACATCGGGTTTCATTTTTGGATTACCAGGCTCATATTTCTCTAAAAGTGGGTCAATATCTTCCATAAAAAATTTTTTAATGGATGCCTCCTTTTCTAAACAAATAAAATCGGTCACTTTCTTTGTCGATTCCTTGACAAAATCTGGATGCGGATTATTCAACAATTTACGTTTATCAAACGTATTTTGTTCATGCGAGAAACAAAGAATAGTTTTCATCGGGTCCAATTGGACAAAGGGAATTGTGTACCCTTTGAGGAATTCGCGTTCTTCCGCCACTGCAGCGTGGTCCTGATACTTGGTTTGTTTCAAAAGTTCTGCGCGAAATGCAAATGTTCCAGCAGTTGCATGGTTGGGCCCGTAGGGCCCAAACTGAATCATTTTCTTAATATGTTTGAAATAAATGTAGATTTCACTGGAACCCGCACATAAAGCTTGTCTATTATCCATCAATTTATCAACAGCATGCGAAACACGCTCCGGGGGATAATAATCGTCGTCATCCATATAAACAATGATGGAACCAGTTGCTTTGCTGTGCATATAATTGCGCTTCTCTCCTAGCGATACTTTTTGAGGCAGTTCAAAGTATTTGATTTGATTAATACCGGAACTTTCCACCAAATCTTTGATTCTATCGGTGCCGTCATCCACAATAATCCACTCAATGCGGTCTTTGGGATAAGTCTGGTTCTTGAAACACTCAAACATGGTTGGAATAAAAGGCCGGCGATTAAATGTGGGGGTGCATACGCTAACCAACGGATAATACTTTTTTGTTAATTTTGGCGTATGGGGTTTGGCTTTTGGCATTATAAATATTAATCAATTAATATTTATATTGTTATTGTTAAAAAACATTTGAAAATGATTCATTCAGTTTATTTTTAATTTCTTCTTGTAATAAATACATTTTTGGATTTTCATCCAGCATGAATTTAAACAATCCAATCAGTATAGCACCTACAAATGCAATTCCTGTCCACTTATACACGGGTGAATAGATTTTCAAAATAGATGGAACTGACCGAATTAAACCAAAAAACATGACCAAAAATGGCAAATTGTTGAATATACCTCGCGCAAATTTCTCCAAATTATTTTTAATTTTTGAGGACATTTCATCGTCATTATTTGGTTCAAATATCATATGGTTAACGTTTATAACAGCATGAATTCGACGAAACATATCTATAAAAGAGCCTTCTCTCACGCCGCTGTATAAATTGGCCTCATCAATTGGGTCGGTATTAAATTTCAAATAATATGGAACACCCAACAATGAATAAAATTTAAAATAAAGGAAAAAAAATGTGGATGCAAAAGAAACGGTTGGACCGTATACAATTGCAATACGAATTAATGTAATAATTAAATAACTTAATGGATTTGCAACTTTGAATGCACTTAGCATTTCTTTAAATGATTCGCTTGGATTTAGTTCAGCTTCTCCAGCTGCATCTCCAGTAACTGGTCCTGCTCCAGCTAGTCCAGGCGGAACAACTCCTTCCATTTTCTTATCAATAAATCCAGATTTAAAACTTGAAACAATTCCTTCAATCACAAAGAAAAAAAACAGCAGAGAAATATAAATATTGTTGCTTTTTGGGTCGTAAATTAGTTTCATCAAGTTTATTTTTCCGGTTTCAATATATTTTTTTGCATATTTATATGCGCGTGTTAAAAATGAAATAACCGACTTAACAACATAATGAGAAATAAAGAAAATCAATACAAATATACATCGGTCTCGTCCTTTAAAAAATTTCACTAAACCCGGTATTTTAATAGAAATAGTTTCATCAAAGAATTTGACAATTTTATAAAAATATTCGCTGAAAAAATACAAATAATTTACAACATTGAATTTTTCATAGAATTCAATCCTTTTTGAAAACCCCTCGCTCAAATTAAAATACCAGTTGTAACTTACATAAAGTGTGATAAAGAGAGAAAACAATGATACAAGTATAGAATTGATTAGTTTTTCATCGCGTTTATTAGTTAGTGCATTTTCAGATTTATTGTTTATTTTTGTGCCTTTGAATATTTTATCATCTGGGCTTCCGAGTGGATTTATATTATCAATATCATCTTGGTCATCAATTGGATTAAGGTCATCAATTGGATTAAGGTCAACAAATGGTTCGTTCAAATTTCGCGAATTAATTGATTCTTGGTCAAAAATTGATTTTAAAGGATTTGCTTGTAAAAATTGTTCAAGCGGATTCTTCGGTAAAGAACCATTATCAAATCCTTCTTTGACACTAAAGTTTTCATCCTTAATTTTTTCTGTATTAATCCATTTAGTGGTCATTCACTATATATATACTAAAGGAACTAAGGTTTGACATTTTTGCGTATTTTTTTTGAGTTGTAAATAGCATACTTAAAAAAAAGGGAAGGGGTAAGCGAAGCGACTGCGTAGGGGAAACCGTCGGTTTCCCTACAAGAGCATACTTAAAAAAAAGGGAAGGGGTCGTAGGGGAAACCGTCGGTTTCCCTACTTGGCATACAAGAGTCCGCAATATCCCCCTATGAAAGACAACACATTGTATCTCTCTTCAAACAGTTTCAAATTGTAATTATATTCGTAGAGACGCCACGTTGGAGCATTTGTTGCAATAACAACGCCCTCTCCATTGCATGTAATTTGGTAGTCATAATTTTGCAAATCAAATTGCGGGACAAATGTATTAATCTCTATCTCTACCGTTTTGAATTTTGACATATTGATTGCACCCGTTGGTTGATATTCAGTGGGGTTCGTGTTCAAGCAGAAATTGTAGCAATATAGCCCATTGTTAGAGAACCCGGCAGTGCGCGTATACTTTTCAATATATTCAAAAACCTCACGTGTCAAAAGATTCTCTCTGTATTCGCCATTGAAAAGAATACCCATCGTTTCCAAAATTTCTTTCCGATTCTCAACAGTGAATTCACCAGTGATGAAATAACCCGTGTTTTTTCCGTCGGGGTTTACCAAAGGACCAATTAAACGTGTATTGTCTGCAGTAGAATAAATTTCCGGGTTTGTTCCTATGACAGGTGCATTCTGAATATCTCCTGGAATTGTTCGATACGGCCAGTTGGTATAATTGCTCCATTCATTTCGCATATAAACGTCGTTTCTCTGCAGATACCACATCCAATTTGCCACCATTCCATTTGACTGGACTTTGATTTTCTTGGAACCAGTTACATTTTCATAATTATATTCAAAAATGTCTTTTATTAAATATACTTGATTCTCCGCCGTAAAAGTTTTGGTTTCCTCTTTGGACAAAAAACAATAAGTTGCTAAAACGTGGATGTCCGCATTCCATCCATTCATAATGTTTGGATATTTGTCCTTTGTAATTATTTCGGAGGGTGGAGTTTGCAAAAAGCGATAAAGCTGAAATCGGTCTTGTGTAAAATCGGGGCGAACATATGGATAATTATTGACGTCATCAAAAACATCACGAACCTGGTAAAGTTCTTCAATGGGTCTTAAAGTAACATTGATGTATAATTCATTGTATTGGAGAGAAGCCATTGGGAAAGCGCATTTGCTGTCAAGAGTAAACCATGCATTAATAGGAATATACAGCGTCTTACCTCTGATTGAAGGTTCTGCGCCCAATGTGCTTCCTGTGTAGTAAGCAGAAGGATATGAATTTGAACGACCATAACTATTTGCAGGGTCATTAATTTCGCTAATATTTCCAGACATTTGATTGAAAAGTCCTTTTTTGGACTCATTGAAGTCACGTTCAACCATTGCGGCTAAATAATCGCCCGAGTATTTTTGCAGAGTAAAATTTCCACACTTGATTTCAATTTCTTTGATAATGTGTGTGCCGATATCTTTAATCCAGCGAAAATCGTAGGATGCCCATTTGTTGTTTGTTTCTGTGGATGGGTGATAGATAGGACTCCAAATATGAGGCAATGTAATCACAATGTAGGTATCCATTAGCAATTCCGCATAACGGGGCATTTTAAAAGAAAATGTGGATGTTTCTGATGTTCGCAAATCGCGAAGACCGTCATAATCAATTCTGAATTTTTGAAGGCCAAAATTGGTTATTTTTTTATAAGTTGCTTTAAAAAGTGTTTTCTGTTCGTTTCCGCCTTGAATAATTGTATTATTTGCACCTTCAGCAACAAGATTTAGTAATCCACCAGCCATTGTATATTGTATAATACAATGATGGATTTAAATTTATTTAATCTCGAATAAATATATAATGCATCCAATTAAGAAATTTTTGATTTTAGTGATTGTGTTAGTT